TAAAGTCTTCTGTGAGTTGCTCACGTACAAATTGAATGTCGCCTTGGTTAGGATCTTGCATGTCGTCTTTAATGTCAAAGAACTTACCACGACCAAAAGTAGCTTCTTCAACTTCTGCTACGCTAGACTCGACAGCCTGTTGTAAAGCAGGAGAGATAAGCCGTGAACGCTCTGACGCACGCATTGAGTCTTCTTCAGCCCAGATACCACGCCATAAACGATAATACTCATCAAACTTTTCTTGGTAGTTTGACTCAAAGTGGTCACGCCACTGGTTGCATTTGTGGATTACCCAACCTTCCAGTGAACCGGGGTCTTCTTGATTGTGATCATAGTCCATGTTAATATCCTGCCACAGGGTCTAAAATTTCAAACTCATCTTCTTCGTAATCGTAGTGATACGAAACCTTTGCAAGTTGGTCAATGTATGCTAGTGCATCAACCAAGTCATCGTGTACTAAAGCATTTGGAAACTGAAACAACTGATCCATAAACGGTGCATTCCATTCTCCTTTGTTTAACACTATCTGTCCATGTTCAAAGCGTCCTTGTAATCCCCACACCACACGGTCAGTCTTCTTTTTGTTACCATGTGTAAGTTCTTCTACCCGAAAGAACCTCTGCCCAGATTTCATAATATCTGTGAGATAAGGAAGTACAGCATTCTTCAATGCGCCTTTCTCAATACCAACAGCTATAGGTTGATATGCATTCACAGTGTCAAAGATTTTCTTGGCTGTCTTTTTAATATCCCAACGACCATGAATAATATCTGCAACCCACCAACCATTTTCGTTTGCTTTGACAACAACAATTGCTGTTTCATCTAGCTTGGTGTTTTTGGACTTGGTTGCTTGCGCAACATCTGCAAAGCCTGCAAGGTCAACTGCAATGTAGTAATCACCAAACTCAGGCTCGTCATTATCAAACTGCACCCACTCCTCTTTAAATATATCAGAACCACTTGCCTCAAAGGAAGCGAGAAACTCTTGTCGGAATGCATACGATGACATTGACTTTTTAGCTGTATCAATTTCGTCTGGATCGAGAAGTGGATTATCATAAGATGTATAATGCCATGCTTTATAGCTGTCATCATCTTCAAGCTCCGCATACTTATACAGTTCATAAAAGTGATTTCGACCCATTGGCGTACCAATAAATATGGCCTCACCTTTTTGGTCAGCTAGCGCAGGACGAAGGATTTGCTCCCAAACACTAGGCTTCATATCCGCATATTCGTCCATAACAAGGAACTTAAGGGATACACCACGCATTGTCTCTGGTCTGTCAGCACCCTTCAATGAGATAGTGCAACCATTAATCAACGTGATCTGCAAGTTGTTAATATGTGAACTCTTGATAACAGGATGCGCTAACTCTAGCAGAGTAGACCACATAATGTCACGAGCCTGTCCCTGCGTAGGGGCAACATAGAACACATGACCACGGTTTGTCTGCAGTGCATAGATAATTAACTGCCAAGCCGCGAGCCGTGATTTACCTGTACGTCTTCCTGCCGCAACAATCTTAAACCGTGTCTTATCTTCAAAGACATCTTGTTGCCACGGTAGTAGTTCTACATTAAGATCTGTCAAAAGAGACGATCCAAATAAACTTGACGGCCCATGACTTCATCCTCCGATACCACCTGCGGTTCTTCAGCAGGCTGTGCAGGCATCGGAGGTAACTCAAAATCCAAACGACCCGGCTCTGTTGGAGGTACAGGAATGTCTTGGAATCCGGGAGCTCCTAAGAGATCTGCTTCATACAATTCCGCATGATTTCTAAATTTTACACGCTTACTTGGATCATTCTTTGTCTGATGGTATTTACCCCACCATTCATCAACGTCCATCTTTTCTAGCTTTTTAAAATCAGAACGAGGACGCATGCGATGGTCTGCAAGAAATAATACTTGTTGTTGATCCAAGTCTAACTCAGCAGGATTATAATCAATTGGCAACTCTTGTACCCACTCAGGTGGTTCTTCTTTTAGTACATCCTTATAGAACGCTTTGATTCTATTAAGACCTACTTCAGCAGACTTACCTTTTCCGATTTCATACTGGAACGCACCACGTCCGGGACCGTTTCCCGTCTGAACGCGATTAGGAATAATGCCCCTGCGCTTTTTTGAGTCCCAACTTTCATGATATGCAATCTTATTCATCGCATCAGCAATCACATTAGGAGACATTTCCTTTTCTTCTGCTATTAGATTTAAAATTCTTTGAGCTTCACTCATGATCTATAATCTCTCCTTCAGTTTCAGTGTTGATAGTAGCCTCACTACCTACACCAGTGATTGTAATGTTGACAGATGACCTACCACCGCTTGCATCCTTTTCAAAATAACTTACAGGTAGCATACGATCCATTAATAATTTCCATGCCGCTGCTTGATTCTTGTGTTCATCATCTAATGCGGCGTTAACAATACTATCTAGTACCTTTCGAGACTTCGGACTGGCTAACAATCGAGCTTTCATCTCATTGATTGCCGCCGCATCGCCGGGGGGTCTTCCTCGTTTGACGCGATTGCCCACCTTTTTGGACTCAACATCACTCTTAGGGGGCCTTCCAATTCTTTTGGTTGGAGTATTCTCTGTCATATACAGTACTCTGTAGTTATCGCAACAGTCATTGCAAGAGATAATCACTTAAAGATAATAATTCTTTTGCGTTTAACTCTTGCGTATCTATTTAGTGCATATAGTATAGCATACTTTCCTTGTTTTGTCAAGACCTTTTAACATAATCAGCACAGATTCCTCCCCTGTCCCTTACTATGGCGGGTCTCAGCCATGCTGTTTACCTCCGCAGACGCGATTAAGTCTTTGTAAATGCAAATGATTTGAATTAAGATAACCATTCTCATTTAGATTTCTATTTTACCCTTTTTTGTATCTGAGCAGGTACACTATATCGACAGTGCTACGTTGGTGCACCCCCGGGGGTAAGATGTTGGCACGCTTGTTGCATGGCAAAACTGGCACGATTCTTGATAAGTTCAACATGTCAAATTATTTCTGACTATGGGAGTGTGAGTATCGATGAAGTACCCCTATATAAGGTTTTCTTTATACCCCTGCCGTATTATTAAGCATGCTTAAAGAGTAAAAATATTTCAGAAACTTGGGAACTAATCGTCCCAAAATCCGTCTAACTATATAAGCGGGGAAAGAAACCCCTTGCGAATCCAAGAGTTTAAGCATACTTAAAAGAGGTAACATCAATGGATATCAAATTACACGTAAACCAGATGGCGTCAGCGCTTGGCAAGCTTTCAACAGCGCATGGCAACACAGTCAAAACGCTGAAAGCTTTCATCAATGAAGCAACGCTAGGCGACGAACTGATTAAGAACTACCTTGAGCAGGTTCAAGAAGCGGCGGAAAAGAAGAAAGTCACCAAATCAAGCGCGGCGGTTTACAAGTCACAAATCAAAAAGATCTTGAATCTTGCGAAAGATCACAAGCAAGAGGTCATGAAAAAAGCAGAGCAAGCGGGCAATTTAGACCAGTGGTATAAAGCATGCTTGAAAGGTGAATCGCCTAAGCGCAATGCGAATCACAAGGTGAACAAGCCGAAAGCGGAAGAGCTACCGAAACTTCAAGATGAAGCGAAAGAGCCAAGCGAGGTTACAAACCCGATTGACAACTTCAAGACATCGGCCAAGTCAATGCTTGATGCGGGGATGACGGTTGAAGAACTTCACGCGATACTGGACGAGATGACAGCGATCGCGAAAGCGGCCTAATCCAGACGGGGGCGAAAGCCCCCAATTTTTAAGCATACTTAAAGAGGAGTATCATTTGTGGAAGAAACATTTGTGATTATCTTTGTGATTGCTGTTGTGTCTTTTGTGTTAGGCATTGGAGCATTCTTTGGTGAGAGATATTTTGAGGATAAGAAATGAATAGTTTTGAGTTGATGAATCCGCTGTTGCATTCAGCGTTGCATGGTGCAGAGCTTGTAGCTTTGTTGTTTGTTGGTATATATTTTGTAAGTAAGCTAGGAGAGTAGTATGAAAGTAGAATGTAAATTGTTTGATCTTAAGGATCTTAGTGAAGGTCAAGTATCGTTCATCGCTAATTCATTTTTAAGCGAAGCGAATGAAGACTTTGATAATGAGTATATGTCGTTAGCGCGGAACAATTACGAGACAGCATACGAGTTGTTTGCCATGTTGGGCGGTAATGACTGGTATCAAATACAAGCGCGTCAGTGTCAAGCTAAATTGGCAGAAATTGAGGAGATACAGTAATGTTCAAGAAGTACAATCCTTTGATCAACGCACACATGCAAGAGAGTCATGCGCATATGTCTGATGGCATCATCGCTGTTGTGTTGACCATCAAGATGCCTCATTGGATGTGGCCGAAGATGATGGATGATTATCGTGCTAACAGGGGTAACTCCAAATACTTGTTCGGCTTCAAGCGCAAGACATATGAGTATCTGCGAGACTATAGTGCGGAGTTGTACGATGATCTCATGGAGTTGTGGATGACTCCCAAGAAGGAGCTTGGGGGTACTGTTCAGACTAAGGATGGTGCGATGATGATGCGCTTGCTCGATGTGCCGGGACTCGGACTGGCGAAAGCAGGCTTTGTCATGCAGATGATGTTCGGACGTGTTGGGTGTATGGATGTACATAATGTGCGTAGACTCTACAAGGTTGACATCAAGGATGTGGCTATCCAGAAGGGTGTCAAGTCTGACTCCAAGAAGTTCGAGAAGATCATGAACTATGTGAATCTTTTCACTGGTAATCGTACCACTGCGAAGATCTGGGACTCATGGTGTGAACAGGTCATGCATAACAAATGTAACCGTGGGCGTTTTGCATCTGCTGATGATGTGTCACGTCTGCATCTAACTGTGCTAACAGGAGAGTAATATGAAAGGTGTATTGGTTGATCCGTATCTCAAGACAATTGAGAACGTGGAAGTCGAGCACTGGCGTGACATCAATAAGCACTTGCAGTGTGACATGTTCGGCAGTGGTGGGTATGATGAGGGTGGTGATGCCATCTATGTCAATGACAATGGTTTGGATGAGGAGTCTGCGTTTGTGTACATGCCAGACGTGTACCCTGATCCGTATGCAGGGAGGGTGTTGTTCCTTGGTATTGATGCAGGTGGTAACATCAAGGATGCATGGCTAGATGATGTGGATTTGCGTGATATGGATCACAAGTTCATGACCCGTGACGAAGTAGGTAGAATGTATGGCAACTAGCTTATATGAAGATGGTGTTGACTATACCTGTACTCATTGGTGGTACGATTCAGAAGATAATGACTATCAGATTACTGCAATCTGGCAGTTTGAGAAAGGCTATGACATCCCTGACTCATGGCATTTACAAGATGTTGAGTTTGACCTAAGTGAGGCTCGAGCATTGGCGAACAAGCATGCCGATGAAATACTGTCAGGGTGTCGTAATGGGGGTCACATTTGGTGTTGGGTAGAGAGTCAAGGCCCAGATGAAATAGATTTGAAGGAGGTAGATTACTCATGAACCATTACACAACAGACCAGATGATTGAGTTCATCAGAGATATTGACCCGATGTGTCTGGAAGATGAAGATCATCAGGGGATTCTTGAGGCCGCATCTGTGCGATTGTCAACGCAGTCACAGCATATTGACTGGATGCGTGGTCGTCTTGCGTTGGCTGAGAGGGGAGTTGTACCTGATGCAGAGGGAGTACGAGAGATGAGTAATCGTTGGCAGAACCATATACACAGAAAGATTGAGCCGGAAGATGTAATCTTAATACGGTTATTGAGAGCAGAAGGGTTAAAGCTTCATATTATTGGAGAAAAGTTTGAGTTGTCAAAAGCTCAAGTAAGTAAAATTGTTAATCATAAAACGTGGAGGCATATAACATGATTAGGGTTGACCAAGCGTGGTCTCATGAGGATATTGATTTGCTATGCAAGCTCTGGAAAGAAGGAGTGGCAACCAAAGAGATCGCTAAAAAAGTACAAAGAAAACAACCTGCAGTCATTAAGTACGTCAGTCGTAACAGGAAAAAGCTAGGGTTAGAACAACGAGGCATGACTCCATCCGGGCGTAAACCAAACCCATATTCATTTGACGAACTATGGTCAGGTGTGATACCCTGTGGTCACTGGATGATCACGAAACCGTGGAGGTAATCGATGAGTATCAGCAAAGCATTCTTAATCTATGCTGTCATCATTGCCTGCGCACTAGCAGGGAGATATATGAATGAGATGTCTGGGATGTAACAAGGAGTTGACTGACTTTGAAGCTACTCGCAGGTATGCCGACTCAGAAGAGTTTATTGATATGTGTAATGATTGTTTCAAGCACACAGAAATCAAAGCTCTTGAGCGTCATGACCTGATGAGTATCTCTGATATTGTTGAGCTTGACTCAGATGAAAATTCATGATACAATATTCTTACTTTATAGATACGCAAGAGATTTTAGTTATGGTTAATATCTTTAATATACCTGAAGAAGAGTTTACTCTAGCGATGGAAGAACACAACTTGCACACAACTCTTGTGGATTGTTGTGATATGATTTATAAACATGGCCTGTTGCGTTCTCTTCAGTCTCTCGCTGACTACTGTGAGGACAACAAAGAAGCGCACGCACTCAGGATGTTGTGTAATTATTACAAGGAGAATGAGATTGCCTTTTGTAAAGACGCACCTACCATGCAATGACTGTGGCTCAAGCGATGGTCTGTCACTCAACGATGATGGATGGACCCATTGCTTTGTCTGTGAGGCACGTACAGCCCCGCAGGGAGACGATTACACACCAACCCATAGGGAGGTACAGGTGGAAGCAAAGAAACTAGATATGCCGGACAATATTAACTACCGGACATTGATCGAGCGTGGTATCAGCAGTGATACTGCGACAGCATACAAGTGTTGGAAGGATAATCTTGGACAGTATCATTTCTATTATACCGACAGCACAGGCACAATTGTGGCAGGTAAGCATCGGGATGATCAGAAGCGGTTCACTATCGGTGGTGACTGGGCAAGTGCCGTATTGTACGGACAGAATCTATTCAGCAAGGGTGGCAAGTTCGTTACTATTGTCGAGGGTGAGTTCGATGCGATGGCCTCATACCAGATGCTTGGATCAAAGTACCCCGTGGTATCTATCCGGAATGGTGCGGCCTCTGCCGCCAAGGATGTACGCAAGCATTATGAGTGGCTTGATTCATTCGACAATGTGGTGATCTGCTTTGACTCTGATGAAGCAGGGCAGAAGGCGGCATCACAGGTTGCAGAAGTTTTTGGTAGCT